GGAGAAAGAACAGATTCTATTCAAAGATTGGGACATTTATCATAACATAGAATCACGAAGATATACTTATTTTACCCCATTATGTTATCAGCTTTTTCCAGAAACCGAAAACCAGAAACAATGGGTGGCGGATTATTGGTATTTGAAACCGTTTGTTCCCTTGAGTATCTTGATTATCAAAGGATTGAAACTGGATACTCAATATGAACCTGGGTATTCCCTGTTTTATGGTTGGAGTAAATTCCTGTGTTGGTTATTGGTATTGGTGGCTATAGGTTTATTGTTATGGTTCGTTCGTTCCTGGTTCGTTCAAGCCTTTTTACATTTTTTCCACTTTATATCTGGAAAAAGAGTCGGAAAAATCAAATAAAACTTTTTTCAGATACTAGGAATAACTCGATGACATTATCTGAAACCTAATTCCTAAAACCCGAAACTCTAAGAATGATTTTTTTGAAAGACTATATTAGAATAGATATTTTATCCATACTTCAATTAGGTATTTCGATTCTCTTTTTCTATTATTCTTATACCGAGTGTAATAATTTCTATTGCTTTCTTACGGGAAGAAAAGGTATCCAATATATGAAACAAGACTTGTTACGTTTGTTATGCTCTTCTCATCAAGAAATTACAGACACAGGGATGGCACTATATGCTTATCATTTGGTTTCCATAATGGGGAAGAAAATATTCATAAAAATACATCAACATTTCGTCCATTCCGCGTCTCTCTTTGCCCAAAAAGCCGTAGGAAAATATACAGAAAACTTAATGGATATTTGTGTCCCTAATTTTCATTCAGGGAAAGTAGGGGGAAATGGATGGTATGGGTCATTGGAATCGGTGATACGATTATTCGTTCGCCCGACGGAAATGGGGTATTGTTTCTTGGATTCCAATCGGTTATTCAATTCTTTCTTGACAATGGAAATGGAAAAATATTTTTTACAATTCAAAATCAGCCTGGTTACTATCAGTTCTTCTATTTGTATCAGTATACCTATGTGTTATCGCGCCTTGACTCATCTTTTACCATTCCGGTCTTTTTCTAGAGAACTATCTCAACAAAACATCGAGGATTTATCGTTATTGAAAATACAACCAAGAAGAAAACGCAAGAAATCAAAATAGAGACTTTTCCTGTATGGATTGTAATAATATCCGTTAACCAAACAATGAACCCACAGCCCCTTCCCTTTTCGGAAAAATACCGACCTAAAACACTGAGAGATTTCGGGTTCCCTCTCGATATGACGGAAACCTTGGAATCTTTCTTGGCGATGGACCGATTGGCGCTTTTATTTGTAGGTGACAGTGGTTCCGGTAAAACCGCCTTGTTAAATACCTTGGTGCATACTTATTATGAGCCTTTTACCTATAACGAATTCGTCCATAATATTCTTTTCATCAATAATTTGAAAGACCAAGGGTTTTCTTTCTACCGTAACGAAATGAAATCTTTCTGTCAATCACGTAGTATTTTTTCCAATCGTAAGAAAATGGTGATTTTAGATGACATTGATTTGATAAACAAACAGAACCAACATGTATTTCGTAATTATATCGATAAATATGGCGCCCAAGTCCATTTTCTTTTGGTCTGTGGAAATTTACAACGGGTCATTGAAAGTCTCCAATCGCGCACGTTTATCTTGAGACTACCTATATCCAGTATGGAACACCGTAGTCAGATTTTGGAACGTATTTGTCAAGAAGAGCGATTGACATTGACACAAGAGGCCAAAGAATATGTTCTCCATTTATCCGATAACATTGCGGGAAGTTCCGTCCGAAATGTGGTGAATTTCTTGGAAAAGATATGGCTGTTGCTGGGGGGAAAGAATTCTCCTCCTTTATCTATCCCTCCTTCGGATACAAAATATCCACAGCCCCTATCTCCAGAAATTACGCTGGAAATGTGTCGGCAAATATGTTCGGCTATACCTTTGGAACGCTATGATATTTATTTGGAGTATTTACGCCAGGGGGAATTGAAAAAAGCCATTGATATTTTCTATGAGATTTATGACTATGGATATTCTGTAATTGATATTTTGGATTATTTTTTCACGTTTGTCAAATATAGTCCCCAATTAGAAGAAGACGAAAAATATAAATTGATACGAGTCTTATGTGAATATATTTCTGTATACCATAATATTCATGAACATCAAATTGAATTGGCTCTTTTTACGGGTGAATTGGCACCTATTTTATCTGGGATACCAACTCTAAAGTAATAAGGGCATAAGGGAATAAGGGGGGAAAACAGGAAAACTATAATAAAGATATACCCAAGGATTATTTTTTGTGATTCGATTGAAAGATGAAAAGAATCACACAAAAAACACAAAAAACACGAAACAAACAAAGAAAACAGACACGGAAATCAGCCGTTCAGAAAGGTGGAACAAAAAGAAAATCCATAAATTGTCATCCAGCAATAGAAGGTAAATCAATCGATTCCAAATCTTGTCTGACTCCAATAGTAATAGAAAAAATAAAAAAAATATATAATAAGAAACATCCACAGCACCCTCTTTTAGTCGAAGAGCCTGATACTATTTACCAAGAATTATCCAAACGTTTTTCCGAATCTTGTAAAGAAGAAAAATGCTGGATTCGAAAAATAATACAAGAAGATGCGGAAGAAGTAGAGAAACACCTCTATCGCCCCACTTCCCCCGCAGATTGGAAACAGAATCCAGTGGAATGGTTATCCAATTTCGATATTGAAGGGGTCATGAATCAATACGAAGAAGCCTATCCCGAATTCGAATTTTTAGGTCCGGTTCCAATTGATTTCGATTCCAGAGCCAAAGAGGGGGACGATTCCACTTGTGTTTCACGAGACGTTTGCTCCTTTCATTTGGCGGAAAAAATCGGTAAAGGGAAAACCAAAGTGGGGATTGTGTTTAATTTGTCACCCAGCACTTCTTCCGGCTCGCATTGGGTGTCTTTGTATGTCCATTTACCGGATTCTCTGATACCCCCTGGTTTCAAGAAAGGTAAAAAAGTCAAGGAAACGAAAAAAGGCGGAGGCTTTTTAGAGATAGAAAGCGAAGAAGGCGGAAAAGGACAACCATGGGGAAAAGAAACCGCTTATTGTTTTTTCTTCGACAGTGCGGGTGAATCGGCACCTAACGAAGTGGCGGCTTTGGTGAAACGTTTACAAGAAGAATGGCTATCGGATAAGACGCTGAATCCTCGGGCTACCAAAATGTATTATGATTGTAACCATCGAACCGATGCCGACCATCAACAAGGGAATACCGAATGCGGTGTTTATTCTCTGTTTTTCTTGACGACCATGCTTACCGGAAAATGCGCAGGAGGGGCTATAGAAAATGGGGAATTAAAAGAATCCGAAATATGTTCCGCACCTTTAACGATAGAACAAGAGAAAGTGGATTATTTCCAAGGGAAAGCGAAAAACGAGAAGGGTGGACGCTTGTTCATACCAGACGAATTTATGGTCAAATTGAGGAAATATTATTTCAATCCTCATCCTTGATTTTATCTGGCTGAGATTACTGGATAGGTTCGCGAAAACAGGGATTTCTTTTCTATTTACCGTAAAATATAAAAGAAAAAGAAAAACACACAAAGAAAAAACGAAAGAAGTTCCGGAATGGTTTTTTCAGAAAAAACCTCGGAGAAGACAAGGAAACAAAAACCGAAGAAACAAAAACGAAAACCGAAAACTAGGCGTTATTGGTTACGAAAACGAGAACGAATTGGAGAAAAGAAAATAGGGGGAGATTTGTTTACAGATATTCCACAGCCCCCCCTATACCTAAAAGGTGGTGTAAATGATGATAAATTGAAAATCAACACATATGCGAAAGGCCTAGAACACGAAATCGATTCTAAACCTTTTTATGATAAAACTATCGAAAAACAGGGGGCAGAAGATACTTCCAATAATAAGACAGAAAAAGAGACAGAAAAAGAATTTAAACCTTATGGTTTTGGAACGGAAGTGACTGTTCCACATGATAATATTGGCTCAGTAAATGATTTTTTTCGTCATATGTTGGATTCAGAGAAATGGAAACGAAAACATTTCGTGAAAAAAGGTTATCGGTTACCTCATACCAATGAAAATGAAGGAACCGAATTGGATGTTTCTGCTTTGGAGAATTCAGAAGGAGAACGAACGGCTCCGGTAATGGAAATAAAACAAAAAACGAAAGTAGCAAATAAAGATGTAATTCCCGCTGTTACAGGTGATGAAACACGCAAAGATTTAGACGAAGAAGTTTTAGATTCTTCTAATAAAAATAAGGAGGCTTCTCTTACTACTCAGGATGACGAAACGGAATTAAGTGAAAATGAATGGGGTGATAGTGATGGAGAACTAGATAAGGAGGGTGATACGGATTCTTTACATGAAATTGCTGTGGCAATTGCTGTAGCAATGATGAGAAATAAAAATATTATGGAACTTGTTTCAAGACCTGTTGTAGAAGTAAACAATGAAAAAGAATTATCTGAAGAAGATTTGTTTGCTAAGATAGTAGTTGCCGTAGCGGCTAGTATGGAACAAATCCCATCAAAAGAAGATTTACTTGCTAAGGGAGCTATATCGACTAGTATGGAACAAGGAGAACAAGAAAATAATACAATAGAGCAAATAATAAGACAAATACCACCAGAAGAAGATTTGCTTGCTAAGGTAGCTGTAGCGGCTAGTATGGAACAAGGAGACCAAGAAAAGAAGACAATGGAACCAATAGTGGAACAAACACCAGAAGAAGATTTGCTTGCTAAGGTAGCTGTAGCGTCTAGTATGGAAAAAGGAGAACAAGGAAAACAAGGAGAACAAGGAAATAAGACAATGGAACCAATAGTGGAACAAACACCAGAAGAATATTTGCTTGCTAAGGTAGCTGTAGCGACTAGTATGGAACAAGGAAAACAAGGAGAACAAGGAAATAAGACAATGGAACCAATAGTGGAACAAACACCACTAGAAGAAGATTTGCTTGCTAAGGTAGTAGTTGCCATAGCGGCTAGTGTGGAACAAAAACAAATAGAGATTCTAAAGAAAACTCTTATTGAAAAACAGCCAGAACAACCACAAATTATCTCACAACCAGAACAACCAACAATCTCACAACCAGAACAACCAACAATCTCACAGCCAGAACAACCAACAATCTCACAGCCAGAACAACCAACAATC